TAGATTTGGTTTGAAGTTTAGTAAGGCCTACTAATGGACGAAGCTCTTTAGCAATCGTAGGCATTGCTTTGCCTGCTTTGACTCCTGCACTAATGTAAGTTCGAATGCCCTTCTTTGTATTTGCAGTAACGCCTTTGACGAGCTTAGCACAATATTTATCAGCTGCTTTAACTGCTCTAACATTTAGAACGTCAAAACTTCCTGTTACTGCTAATTGTTTGTAAGCAGCATTACCACCTGATTGCATTATTTTAAGTGAAGCAGGCTTAAGAGTTTTTTGACCTTGTTCTTCAATGAACCGCCAGTTTGTCAATTCAGTGGTTATGTCTTTTTTAATATACTTTCTTGACAGGTCTTGTCGAATTTGTCTATTCGCAAAATTCATCCATTGTTGTAAAGGAACACGTAAAATTCTTTCATTCCTTGTCGCAAGGTTGTCAAGAGTATGCTGAATATCTTTTTTCATAAAAACAACCTTATGTTTGTTGCCTTTAGAATCAACAAAATACATTGGTGCTTTAGACATTTATAATTATTACCTACAACCAACAATAACTGGCGGTTGATTCACTTTCACTAACACCACGATAGTCCTTATACTGTTAGGGTCAGAAGCACCCCAAGAGTCCATAACTTTTACATTTATATAATTCAAACCTACATCTGCAATGTCAGGAGTCCATGTCCATTTGTGAGTGTGAAGCACCGCATTGGGAAATCGTGAGTCAGATGTATCAGGTACAGTTACTCCGATAGGGTCAATCGTTATCATCGAAGTTACAAAAGTAATATCCTCACCATCCTCTTCACCAACATCCAACTCCCCGTTATGTGTAACTCCCACTGGAATTACTACAGCCAGCATCGCAGGGCTGGAACACATAGCAGGATCAAAGATGAAAGGGTCACCTGGTAGTACTTCAGGAGCAGGCGTAAACATCAGTAGACTTAAAATTAAAACTGTTAACAGCTTAATCATTTTGAATCTCCTACACAATTATTCCTTGTACGATTAATTTGTCAAAATTATGTTGATGTATTCTATCGACTGCTACATCTTCCATGAAATTATCAACCTCATGTTGTTGAAGCTGTCGTGTTCTGAAAACCTTTCCAGTAATCAATTGACATTTGTGTTTTTTTAATTTGTTCTGTAATTCTGATTCACAAGCCACTCTGAATTCCATACCGCATTCAGGACAATCATATACTTCAGATTCCATTTTTATTCCTCATCGAATTCAGGAGAATTTATATCCTCATTTAAAAGTTCATCTTGTTCTTTCGTAAACGCATCTTCAGGATTAGGTTCGCCTACAGGAATAAGACTTGACATCATGTAATACTTATCTCCTTCTGTATAAGGTTCATCACCAAGTATATTCCTTGCCTGATTAGGTGTTTTCATCCCACGTTCTATTTGATAACCAAGTCTCTTTACTAAAAGGTCAAGGTCACGTGTATCTATATTGTTAAATTTGAATTCATATATTTCAGATTGCAGAAGCATGTCATTCATAATATCTTCTACATCCAACTGCAAAGGCTCAACTACTGACATCACATAAATTTTGGTAGCTTCCACCGCAACATTGCCACCAAGTTTTCCCACCACTCTTATACCAATCCTTTCTGGTGGCATAGAGTATGCAATTAGTATATCCTCTTGTCGTGCCTTTTCATATAATTTAAAACTTCCTTCCTTCACTTCAGTGCTGAGCCTGTGATATTGAAACTTGCAATTGTCAGGCTGCTCTACTACTAAACTTCTATGTGCATTTTCAGTGCCTCTAAATTCTTTATTCAAAAAGTCACTCACTGTTTGTTGTGAACCTTCCTCCCAATCTCCTTCCAAAATAATTAGTGCAGCCGGTACTCCAAAGTTCTCGAAGAAAGCTAAATTATAATCTCGCATACCAATCAAGCCTACAACATCGCCGATTGCTGAAATAATATTAGGCACACCATAATATCCAGACTTAGCATAATAACTTTTATAAAATATCATTTCATTAGCTTTTTCTTTATTTCCCGCAGTTGTTCGTTTGCCTGTTGTAGCTAAAATATCTCTGGGTTCACCAAACTTCTTAAACCATACTTTCTGATTGTTCCTGACCTGACAATACTTTTTCTTTTTTCGGTGCACTCTTATAGTGTGAGCATGTACATGATATATTTCTGCTACCTCCTTTTTATTATTACGGCAGACTTCTAAGCCGAACCAGCCAACAGTGCCCCAATCAATCAAAAGACTTTTTACTATGTTACGAAAAGAATCCTCAGGATTAGGTTTTTTCAAAAAATCTTTAATTCTTTTCTTTTCAGTTTCATTGTCTTTTTTATCCGCTCGAACTTTCAAATTCCAACCAAGCCCTGCCACATCTATTGCAAGTTGATTAACACAACGCCAGAAGACTGAATTAGATTCATACAAATTAAGAAGAGCCATAGGCGGATAAGGAGGAGCAATCAAATTATTCACCGACATGTACTTCCGTTTTTCCTCTAATTGCTTAGAACCATTTTTTATCTCTGCCTTCATAAGCATGCTATACGGATAAACACCTTTAGAAGTCTGAACGAATACTCTGCCTTGTTTTATTTCCTTTTCAGCCATTGTTAATTCGCATCCTGTGTAACCGTAACCAAAGTGACATTTCTCCTGTCAATTTCAATTGTTGTTCCGGCAACTCGAACTTTTCGCATGTTCGAAGGAGCAAGCACAACATCCGATACCAGTTTTGCTAGCCATGGTGCAAGCTCTTCAGTCGAAGGACAATGCAGTGCATAGCCAGTTTCTACACTTTGTTCTGTAATTCGTACCTCTGTAATCATCGCATTTCTCCTTTAAGTAACAAACGTGAAAGCAATACTTGTTACATCACGTAACCGTAAAGTAGTATATCCACCAAGAGCAGGAATCTCAACATCAGGTGTTGCGGAATCGTGCATAATCATACCAGCAAGAAATTGCTTCTGCTCTTGTGTTAAATTTGTGTAGTCACGATTGCTTGCATTATAAACTACCGTTACCGTTGTAATCTCCATAACTAATCTCCTGTAATTGATGGCCACTTCTTTTTAACTGCAGCCGGTTCAAATAAAATATATTTCTGCTTGTGTTCTTTAAGCCACTTCTTAGCTTGGGCTGAAGTAAACTCGTCCTTAGGAAATCTAATAGCTTGTACTTCTGCTCCACCTTTTGGTTTCGACTTGAGAGGACCACCATAGAACATAATGCCTTCCTTAGTTGTTCGAAAGACACGTATCTTCGAAAACAAACCCGGATTCTTTATCCGAGCAGAATGATAATTCGGATATGGTTTTTGTATTTCTATTGTCATCCTGCTCTTATACCTTCAGTGTTCAACCGAATGTAAATAGTTATGCCTTCTGCTTTCTTGATTTTTGGAAAGACCACCTCGTTCAAATACTTTTCCATATTTCGTACAACTTCAGGTGGATTTTTGTTGGGCAATCCTTTTTCTTCCATAACCTCATCTGGAATTGTTACTCCCAACATTCCATTGATTTTCAAATTCATTTTACTTCTCCTTCTAAATTTTATCCCTTGCCATCGAGAACGTTCAGTGCTTGAAGCGGATCTTCATCAGCATCTGCATACAAAGGATCAATGACTATTGCAGCAGCATGGAAAGTTGCACAAGCTACATCTGTAGTAAACACAGCTTCGAAATTCAGATTGTCTGTGCTGTGTTTAACGAACGTCCCACCTGCATTAGTAACCGCTGCCTGCATAGCAACTAAATCACCAATACAAACACCTTTTACAATTATACATTTTGCCATTTTATTTTCTCCTGAATATTAAGCTGCAATTATACGTCCTTTCTTATACGTACCATCTACTGAATTAAGACCATATCGCAAAGCATCAATAGTGTGGTTCTTTACTTGTACTGGTATATCTTTGGGATTCCTAAGATCAGTTCCTTTCGGATAATGATAACCTGGCATTTCCCGAGTAGTGTTCGGACACGTTCTAAAAATAAACAAACTGGGTTTTCCGTTTGCCTTTATCTTGAGCTTGCTTTGTACAACTTCTATTCCTCTGGCAATATCTTTCTTTGCAGCCCTTGTCATAATTCCGGCCTTCCTCATTTCGCTTCTGTCTTCAGCGTTTTCAGGGTCAGCCCAGTTATCAACATAACTCTCACCCCTGCTAAGAACTTTTATCATTCTGATATGCTCTTGAATGCCTGTCTGTGCTTTATAATATTCACGGTAAACATACCAATTCTCATCAGGGTCTTTCGCAAGCCACAAACAACAGAAAGGATTAGTGAAACCAAAATCAACACTTCTCCATTTTCTCCATTCTTTCGGAATTTTGAAAGGAGCAATAACGTGTGTTCTTCTATTATAAGTCTTGAACACTGCACCATAAAAGCTTGCAAACTCTCCTGCAATTCTTGTAGCCTGTGTTTCCACTGGCCATCCTGCAATCTTCTGGTCTATACGTTCGTCAGGAACATACCCACCTCGACTTATACGATTGCCATTCAAATTTATTTGAAAAGTTTCATCTGTGTCAGGCAGAGATTCAATACGTTCTTCTAATTCAGGCTGAGGTATAATAGGAGTCATGCCCCAACTTATAAAACCATTTTTAGTCAACACCCTTGTTTCCATTTCTTCGAATATACCATGAAAGTCATGACTACATTGTTCGTCGCAATGAATCGAATCTACTTTCCGACCTTGGAACAATGTCCGGCCTTGATTGAAAGCTTTGAATTCTATTAAGTGACCATTCCGTAAAAACACCTTTCTAGGAACTCGGTCCTGGCCGTAAGTTATATTGTAAATAGCATGCGCAGGTATGAACTTTTCTAAATTATCATGCCAGAGTATTTCACGTACTTGTTCCCAACTTTCAATACAAGCCCAATGAACACCTTGAGGACGAAAATGTGTTGGATGATAATTTTGAGCAAGTAAAGCAAGATCCATCATGTTCGTATAAGTCTTGCCTGATTGATTGCCTCCTA